TACAAAACCTATCCACAGAAGTGCAAATGGTAACGGCTGTGTATTTAACACCTATAGGCGAATTGGATAGACAGGCGCGTGAAATAAAAAGACGCGACGATGAAATCCGCGCCGCCCGCGCCGCTTTGGAGAAGAAGGAATGATCGAAGATCTTAGCCTATACCTTTTCTTTTACGGCTTCGGCCTAGCATCGGGAGTGTTTGTATCATGGTTAGACTCATATGCTGCATCGCGCTCATATCAGCACCAGCAGCAGCTCAAGAGATCTCAGTCTGGGGTGGGCCGAACGGGCCAGTCGCAACAGAACTGAGTTATCCGAACGAGAACTTCTACTACACGCCGCAGGGCATGATCTCAGCGCCGAAGGTCGGCAATATGACGATCTACAACGGCCCGAATGGAGAGTATCTTGGCTATCGTGTGGATGGAGGAAGAGATGACTGAAATTTGGCGCGATGTCGTCGGATTCGAAGATGCTTACCAAGTTAGCAATATGGGCCGCGTCAAATCCAAGTCGCGTATTTTGAAACCGGTTTGCATAACCGGTGGATATTTGGCCGTATCATTAGGGCGCAATAAACAGCGGACTATTCATCGGCTTGTAGCGGCGGCGTTCTTTGGGCCTAGCGATCAAATGGTGTTGCATAAAGATGGCGACCGGCAAAACAACAGCCTTGAAAATCTATATTACGGCGACGGATTCGATAACGCCGCCGACGCTATACGCCACGGGACGCAAGTGAGAGGCGCGCGCCAGCACGCAGCTAAACTTACTGAAGATAATGTTCGCTTTATACGAGATTCGTCGGCAACGCAGGCGGAATTAGCGCGGCAACTGAATGTTACAACAGCGTGCATAAGTTTAATCCGTCAGAGAAAGAACTGGAAGCATGTCTGACATATTGTGGCTTGACTATGAAAGCCGAAGCGAATGCGGGTTGCCAGAAAGAGGCGCGTATAATTACGCCAAACACCCTACTACCAGTATGTTATGCGCGGCGTATGCATTCAATGACGAAGAAGCCCAGCTATGGTGGCATTACGAGCCTATGCCACAGCGCATAAGAGATCATTTTGCCGCCAAGAAACAGATCAGATGCCACAACGAAGAATTTGACCGGCTCCTGACTTGGTATGTGGTTTGCCCTAAATACAATGCGCCGTTGCCGCTGCTCGAATCTTGGTATTGCACCGCAGCACAAGCACGCGCTAATTGCGCGCCAGGATCGCTAGAAGATGTGGGGCGGTTTGCTGGCACGAATATGCGCAAGGATCATCGTGGCGCAGCGTTGGTAAGAGCCTGCTGTATTCCACCTTATAAAGATGACTTGCTGCCAGAGTTGGGGGAATACGCGCTCCAAGATGTCAGAACAATGCGCGCCGTTAGTCAAACTTTAAGAGAGCTAACACCCGAGGAATTGGAGGATTACCATGTTAATGCCCGCATCAATCTTCGTGGCGTTCTTGTCGATCAGCGTCTATGCCGCGCGGCGGTCAAATATGCGGCTGATGAACTTCAAGAGATCGAAGCTACGGTTAAGACCGTCACTAACGGTGAGATACAGACTGTCAGAAGCCCTCGAATGCGAGAATGGGTCTTCGAACGTGTTGGATCAGAAGCGCGTAAACTTATGGAACGTGCCGATAAAGTCTCAATCGACAAGTCAGTTCGGGCCAACCTACTGGCCATAGACGACCCAGAGGAGGTGCCTCCCGATGTCAGAGAAGTCATACAATGCGCCGATGACCTATGGGCGTCTTCTGTTGCTAAGTTTAATCGTCTTGATAACCTTGCTTGCGCTGATGGTCGTGTTCGAGGCGCTTTTGTCTTTGCCGGCGGATCAGCCACAGGACGGGCTTCCTCGTATGGTGCGCAAGTCCACAACTTCACACGTAAGTGCGCCGATGACCCCGAAGCCGTGCGACATTCAATGGTTCGAGGTCATGCCATTGTGCCTGAATACGGACGCCGCGTCACGGACGTATTGCGCGGTATGCTACGGCCAGCCCTGATCCCTGAAAAGGGCAAACAGTTCGTCGTTGCTGACTGGAGCGCCATCGAAGGCCGCGTCAACCCGTGGCTGTCCGGTCGCGGTGAGGATAAGTTACAGGCATTCCGTGATCGGCTCGACCCTTATATTGTAAACGCCGCCGCTACGTTCCGCGTGAAGTATGAAGAGGTCAATAAGTCGCAGCGTCAGGTCGGCAAGGTGCAGGAGCTGGCGTGCGGCTTCGGTGGTGGCATCGGAGCCTTCGCAGCGATGGGTCGCGTCTATGGGTTGAGCCTTCCTGAAGAAGAGGCACGACGTATGGTAGACGCATGGCGTCGCGCTAACCAGTGGTCGGTTCCGTTCTGGTCTGACCTTGAGGTTGCTTACATTCGTGCGCTGCGTAATCCGGGTAGGGTGTTTGAAGCCGGTCGCGTGAAATATCTAGCCGACAAACAGCACCTTTGGTATGCTCTGCCTTCTGGCCGTGTGCTTTGCTACCCTAATGCGCGGTTCGAAGAAGATGGTTCGATCACCTATTCAAAGGCGTCTTGGAAGCCTGCGGCGGATGCTAAAGAGTGGCCTCGGGGTCGGCTCTGGAGAGGACTGGCTTGCGAGAACGTCACACAAGCGACCGCCCATGATCTTCTACGTGAGGCTCTCCGCCGTCTGCCTGACGTTGTGTTGCATGTTCACGATGAGATTGTGTTGGAGTCTGATCGGCCCGAAGAGGCGAAGGCGCTCCTAGAAGAAGTAATGACGACACCACCCGTTTGGGCTGAAGGATTACCGCTCGACGTAGAAGCGAGCATCATGGGGAGGTACGGCAAATGATAGCCGTCTGGTTTTCTTGCGGAGCCGCCAGCGCGGTCGCCGCGAAGCTAACGCTAGAAAAGTATTCTGACGTTCGGGTCATCAATAACCCGGTTGTCGAAGAAGACGAAGATAATGAGCGATTTTTACGCGACGTTGAGTCATGGCTTGGCGTTAAAATCGAACGTGCCGTTAACAGCAAATATCCGTCTTGTTCGGCGCGAGATATATGGCAGAAGCGCGGATTTATGTCCGGCCCTACGGGAGCCGTCTGCACGGTCGAGCTGAAGAAACGCGCGCGTCAAGAATGGGAGCGCGATAATAAAGCCGATTGGCATGTGCTAGGCTTTACGGTTGATGAGCGCAATCGATTTGATCGCTTTGTTTTGTCAGAGCGTGACAACGTGCTGCCGGTGTTGATCGACGCCGGGCTGACAAAACAGGACTGCCTTAACATAATACTGGCTGCTGGCATTCAGCCGCCGCGCATCTATAGCAAAGGCTTTCCGAACGCTAATTGTATAGGATGCGTTAAAGCCACGTCACCGACTTATTGGTCGTTAGTTCGTAAAGAGTATCCTAACGTCTATGCTAACCGCGCGGCGCAGTCGCGTGAACTCGGCGTCAGGCTCGTGCGGTATAAAGGCAAGCGAATGTTCCTTGATGAGTTGCCGGAAGGCGCAAAGGGCCGACCGCTCAAAAACATGCAAGTGGACTGCGGAATATTTTGCGAGGAAAAATGACACTTTTCGATTACTTTATCGGCCTCGCACCGGCTGGCGAGACAGCGCTGATCGTCAAACAGATCGACACGGGCCGGCTGCACAAGGACGGTTCGCCTAAATACACTTGGCCGGCTTATCTGCCAAAGCACAAGCGCAAGGAAGGCGAGAGTTGGTTTCTTAACACCGGCAGCTTCATTATGGATCGTATGCAGGGCAAGCCGTCCGCCAGCGTGGCGAACTGCACGCACGTCCTGTTCATGATGCTGGACGACATCGGCACCAAGTCGAAGATTCCGCCGCTAGAGCCCACCGCTATTGTCGAGACGAGCCCCGGCAATTATCAATACTGGTATGCTTACAGCGACCAGCCGACCGTGGAGGAACATTGTGCAGCTCTTACCGCTATTGCTGAAGCTGGCTACACAGATCCTGGCGCGACTAATGCGGTGCGTAACTGTCGCCTGCCAGGCTCGGTTAACGTCAAGCCGGGGCGCGATGCGTTCGTGTGCCGTGAGGTGGAGTTCCATCCTGACCGTGAGTTCACGTTAGCGGAGATCTGCGCGGCGCTTGGCGTGACACCGGCTGAGACAGGCACGGCTCGCGCTATTACGTTTCGCGTAAAGGACACTGGCAACGACACGGTGCTGGCATGGCTGAACGAGAACAGCCTTGTTACGTCCGGCGTAAACGCAGAGGGCTGGTGCGGCGTCGTCTGCCCGAACCATGAAGGTCATACAGATGGACAGATTGAAGCGCGATATAAGCCGCAGGATCGTTCATTCTGTTGCTATCACGCTCATTGCGAGCATCTTGATAGCAAGTTCTTTTGCGATTGGGTGGCGGAACAGGGTGGGCCGCGCACAATCCCCGGATTGCGTGACGATCTCATTTCCGAACTATCCGATAAGTTTGGCACATTGACGCCAACTAAAGCGTTTCCAGATCGGGCAAGCCAAGTTATTGCTGACGTTGAGCGCAAGCAGGCTGGGCGTGAAGACCGCGCCGGTTGGCATGAACGCTTCGCCTATATCGTCGATGACGACGCTTACTTTGATAAAAAGACATGCAGCGAGATCAGCCGCAAAGCGTTTAATGCTGTGTTTCGGCACATTGAATGCAAATCAACTGGCGAAAAACCGCGCCGTATTGAAGCGTCTATCTGGTATGACGAAAACCGCGAAGCGATGGGTGGATACGCTCTTAAAGGTCTAACCTACGCCGCTGGCGAAGACTGGATGGTTCATAAGGACGGGCTGGTCTATGGCAACGTCTGGCGCGACGCCAGGCCGGAGGTCAAAGAGGCTGGAGATCCGCAGCCTTGGCTCGACCATTGCCGGCGGCTTGTGCCGGACGCTGCGGAGCTGGAGCATATCTGGAATGTAATGGCGTTCAAGCTCCAGCACGCGAACGTCAAGATCAACCACGCTATCCTGCACGGCGGCAAGGGCGGCTGCGGCAAGGATACGATGTGGGCTCCTTTCATCTGGTCGGTCTGCGGACCGCACGAGAAGAACAAGGGGCTGATCGACAACGAGAGCCTGTCAAGCCAGTGGGGTTATCAGCTTGAGGCTGAGATCGTCGTCCTTAACGAGCTGAAAGAGCCGGAGGCGAAGGATCGTCGCGCGCTGGCGAACAAGCTGAAGCCGATCATCGCCGCTCCGCCGGAGATGCTAACGATCAACCGTAAGGGCTTGCACCCCTACAAGATGGTCAATCGTCTGTTCATGCTGGCGTTCACGAACGAGGACATGCCGATCACGCTGGACAGTGACGATCGGCGCTGGTTCTGCGTCTGGTCTGAGAGCGCCAAGATGACGCCGGAGGAAGCCAAGCGGATCTGGGGCTGGTATAACGCCGGCGGGTTTGAAGCGGTCGCAGGGTGGCTGCGGGCGCGGGATGTGTCGCGGTTCAGCCCCCAAGGCATACCGCCCATGACCGACTACAAGCAGAAGCTAATCTATGTCGGCATGAGCAATGCGGAAGGCTATGTCTATCACGAGATCGAAGCCGGCCATGCACCGTTCAACGTCGATGTTATCGCCGGCCCTTGGCACAAAATAATTAAGGAGATGAACGATGCGCACACTAACAACAGCTCGTTCAAAGTTGTGCAGCCGGCGCTATTTCACGCACTGAAAGAAGCCGGGTGGATCGACAAGGGGCTATGCTATTCAGCGGATTACCGCTCTAAAAAGCATTGCTTTGTTCGCCCGGCCTTGAAAGACTGGTCACGGTCGGACGTGCGGCGCGAGCTGGCCCGGATCACGGGTGAGGGAAGGGACACCGATAATGTCGTCTCAATTAAAAATTGATGCGGTCTTTATGAACGTATTGGCGAATTTAACCGACCAGCTTGATCTTTACCTTGACTGGGCGGCGACGCCGGGGGATGATGAGTGTCCCCCGGAGATCGTCGAGGGGCTATGCCACGCCCATGAGACGGCCCGCGAGTTGCTGGAGGGCCTGGGCTATGGTCAGTCTCGTTCGTGATCTGTTGATTGCCGCCGGTGCATTGCTGCTAGAATACGGACTCGCCGGTTTTCGTCCTGAACCTCGTCTAGCGCCCATTCGAGCGCGTTCCGTAGACGGGTGCTTTCATCGACAGCCGCCGCAATAGTCCATTGGGCGCGCTGGCGAGCTTCCTGATAGCCTTTTAGATACGCCTCAGAGACTTCCTGCTGGAGCGCCTTTAGGCGCTGCTCGAACTCCGCTTCGGTCATGGTAGCGCCTAAAAAGAAGCCGGCTTGCGCCGGCCTAGTCACCATTGGGAGGAAACTGGCGTCTAACAGACGCCTTGGCCCATATACATGAGATCTAATCGCCGCACAATCTCCATTTCAGTAAAGACCGGGCTTTCCTGCGCCCACGGCTCCACGGTGCGCCAGAACGCCCATAAAGGCGGGTTCACCTGATAGGCCGGCACGTCGCGCGGCAAGTCAGGTATTACGGCCTGTATGGCCTGATATTGCTCTTCGAACGTCATTATTTCAGTCCAAGTAAGAGTTCAATTAGGACGACCAAGACTATCACGAAAATATTATCGTTCTTCATAGCGTTTGATCCCGTGCATTATTGTTGTATGGTCGCGCCCGCCTAGCACCTGGCCGATTAGTTGCAGCGGCGCGTTCAGCTCATGCCGTGCGCGCCACATCACCTCAAATCGGGGCCATATGGCCCTCGGATGGCGGTTATGGCCGATTAGCAGGTCGGTGGAGATGTTATGCTTGTGCGCCGTCTCCTCTATCAGATCCTGTATCGCTTCCGTCAGTTCGTTTCGCATGTTTCAGACTCTTGAACATAAAATTGAGGGCGTGCGCCGCCGTGACAACAGAACGCTCGTCAGCGTAGGGCGCATGGATTTTCATTATAAGGGAGCCGTCGCGGCGATGCAGCGATAGCCCCTCCCCGGTGCGCCAGCGGGTTGTGACCCCGCCGGGTTCGGTGTCGAGATCAAGCCGGAGCATGGCCGCGCTTCTCCAGCTCGTTTTGGATGATCTTGGCGCGGTAATCGTCCTGCTCTGTCTCTAGCAGGATGTTAAGCGCTTCGTCGGATAGCCAGTGTAAGAGCTGGCTAAATTGAAAGTAGTCCTTGACACGGCTCATTATAGGCCTCCCAGTAGATACGTTACGAATAGGGCGAGCGCGGGTATCGCCAGCGCTGCCCCTAGTGCTGCGGCGAGTAGATCAATATTCTTCATAGTCCTCGACACATTTTTCTGCGACATGGTCGCTAGTCTCTAGCTGCGCGACGATTAGGGCATAGAGGGGATGGTCCCGGTCGAGCGGGGCGTCTAGCGTTATGCTTTCGACCTCTATGTCATATGGGCCGCCCCTGTATCCTACTTCGCGGTCCGGTCCTTCCCAGCCATAGCTGATCTCGGCGCTGCCGTAGCAATAGACGGCAAGGCCCGGCCACGGCTGCAATTCGTCGAAATCATATGTGAAGCTATACATTCCAAACCCCCGTCCAATATTCTTCAGCTGCGTTCGTGTGGGCGTCCTGCAAGGTTTTATAGGCCACGTCTAGCAGCGGCGTGCGCTCTTGCTTTGCGAGGTGGTTTAGCAGCGCCTCTAGCTGGTCAATCTCTATGTCAATGCTCAACATCGTGCGTTTCTCCGTATGATTGCAGCATTTCAAGCCGCGTGATTGCGGCCTGTATTTGTGTTGTGTCGTCGCCTTGCCAGTCAGCGTCGACTAGCAGGGCGCGAAGCTGGCGCAATAAGCGCCAGATAGGTTGCGGTTCGGTCATAACGTAGCCCGCAAAAATTGACGCGCGATTTGTTCGGCATTGTCCAGCGACGCGATTGACGCGGCGAGCGACAGTGACAGGCCGAACCGGGCAAGGAACGTCGCCAGCTCATCTTGCGGCACTTTGGCGATAATGGCTGCCGCTTGTTCTAGTTTTGCTTTAGGAACGCGCTTGCGCGGTATTGCTGGCGCTATCTTGGCCGGCGTTTCTGTCTTAGGCCATGTGTAGTGCGGCAGCTCGCCGCTATCGTCGCGTGTCGCTTCGGCCAAGATGACGGGCACCAGCTTTTTGTTATAGACGCCAAACCGCGCTTCATAGGCTTTTTGTTCTTTCGACTTATAGGTGACGTTGCCGCCCGCTTTCGTGGCAATACCGCCCGCGCCTTGTGTGAACACGTTACGATGGCCGGAATGTAACAGGCGACCGTTCCATTGTTCGGTTGCCCATTGTTTAATGTCTGCTGCGGTTTCCATTGTCTTGGCTCCTGTGTGGATATGTTATACTAACGCGCGGGCGGCGATTAGAGCGGCGCGTTGCGCGGCGTTGCGCTTGGCCGGCGATAGCCGCGCGGCGTTGACAACGTAACACTTGAACGCGTCCGTCTCGATTGCGCTCACGCTCCAATCAGCGTGGACCTTATAGGTTAGCCCGTCATCGGTTGTCAGCACGCCGCGCGCATACTTGCCGCGTGTCGCCGTCTCATAACCGCTGCGCGTGTCATCGTCGCGCATCATAAACAGCGCGTCTTTGTGTCCGTTGTAGTCTTTGCAGATTGTTAGTCGCATGTTCGTCTCCTTTGCTGTGGATATGTTATTTATAGGCCGATTGTGGATAGTGGCAAGAGATTTTTTACGGGGTGGAAAAATAAATAGTCGTTAGCGCCGGTTTATGCGGTCGATAGGCGGGCGAAAGTCTATTGAGAACAAGGCACTTAGGCGATTTATATTAAAGTAAAGATAACAACCTATGAAAATGTTAAGTTGTATACATACATATTTATCTGCAACCGATTTTTTTTGGCTGTATAAACTGCATAAACTGCATATAAACCGCCTCGCCCCGACGCCGCTGCACCCAAGCGCAAGCCAGGATCCCGATCCCGATCCCGATCCCGATCCCGATCCCGACTTGCTGGCAAATAGTATAAACTGTATAAAGCATAAGCGCAGCCATTGTATGTAAACTTAACGCAATACTTTAATTGTACATTCATAATTGTAAACGTAATGTTATAACGTATCAGGTATGTAAACAGGGCGGGGGCTGGGCCGAAGGATCTCCTTTAAAAAATACGAAGGGTCTGCACGAACTTTTTTATTTTTTTTGTAAAAATCCACGAACTTTTTTATTTTTTATTTCCGTGCTAAAAGACTTTATGACGTTTGAATCTCTTCCCTATGAGCCGCGCAAAATCGAAGCGACGGAAGCCGTCCTAGAGCGCATTTACTTAGCCGCGCGCAAAGGTCTGAAAGGCGACACGCTCGCCTACGCCGCTGGCATGACCCCGCAGGAATACCGACGCTTGGTGCAGTTCGACCCCATCGCGGAGTATGCCGAACAGAAGGGCCGCGCTGAGGGCGAGGCGGAGATGTCGGAGGTGCTGCACAAGGCGGCGCGTGAGGGCGACACCAAGGCGGCGCTGGACATCCTCAAGCATGTCCACAAGTGGACGGCTCCGCAGTCGGTGCAGGTGCAGGTCGAGCAGCGCATATCCATCATAGCGGCGCTGGAAGAGGCGCAGCAGCGCGTAATAACCGGAGAACTATTAGATGCAAGCGCCATACGGGGTGATCTTCCAGAACCCGAACAAGGTATTCGTGGGGATGCCGCATGGGCGCAAACCGCCGCTGTCGAAGGATCTGATAGACAAGATCAATCTGATCGCTCGCGCTGACGGGGCGTGGTATGAGGGTGACGGCGGGGACAAAGAATATTTTGATGTTCCCTATAAAGGGTCATGGGATGACAAGTTCGCCAAGTCCGTAAAGGGCTATCCGGTCGAGTTCCTATTCGTGCTATTCTCGAACGTCAAAGAAAACCATATTGCGCCGCGCATAACGGACAGCAGCAAGACGATCTTTCAGTCTATCCTCGACAGCGACGTAAACTACTTCAAAGACCGCGACTATGACGATGGGACGCTGACAGAGTTCTTGTCTGAGATGGGTATGCTGAATCAGTCGAAAAAACCGGCGACTGAGCGCAACGTAACGGCGTTCCTGTCTGAGGGCGAAGACAAAATGTGGGGCGGCAAGGAGCCGCACAAGTTCGCCAAAAGCGCCGAACGCTGGCGCAACAAGTTCTTATTGGCCCAGCCGGATGGGGCGTATTTTATGGGGGCGGGACATTTGCCGGAGATCCTGCGCATGTATCCATCGCTTCACATGATCGGCGGCGGAAAGGCTGAATAATGCAAGTTCCGATTTATAGCGCGGACGAAGAACAGAAGCTGATGGCGACGCTATGGTCGGCGCAGGTGAAGAACGATCCGGTCGCGTTCGTGAGGATGGCGTTCCCGTGGGGTAAGGCCGGCACGCCGCTGGAGGGCTTCACAGGCCCGCGTCAGTGGCAGTTGCAGGTGCTGATGGACCTGCGCGATCACATCCGCGAGAACGGCGGCAAGGTAGATTACGAAACCTTCCGTATGGCCACCTCATCGGGTCGCGGTATCGGTAAGTCGGCCCTCGTTAGCTGGCTCGTGATCTGGATGCTGACAACCCGCATAGGCTCGACGACCATCGTGTCAGCCAACTCAGAGGCGCAGCTCCGCAGCGTCACCTGGGCCGAGATCACCAAGTGGCTATCAATGAGCCTTAACACCCACTGGTTCGAGGTGTCCGCAACGCGAGTGCTGCCGGCCAAGTGGATCGCGGAGCTGGTCGAACGCGATCTGAAGCTGGGCACGCGCTACTGGGGCGTAGAGGGGCGGCTGTGGTCGGCTGAGAACCCTGACAGCTACGCGGGCGTGCATAACTTCGCGGGCGTCATGCTCGTGTTCGACGAGGCGAGCGGTATTGATGACTCTATCTGGGCGGTGGCCAGTGGCTTCTTTACAGAGAACACTCCTAATCGTTTTTGGCTTGCTTTCAGCAACCCCCGCCGTAACAGCGGATATTTCTACGAGTGCTTCAACAGCAAGCGCGAGTTCTGGCGAAACAAGGTTGTTGACGCCAGAAGCGTGGAGGGAACTGATAAGGCCGTTTATCAGCAAATCATCGACGAATACGGACCTGACTCAAGCCAAGCCCACGTCGAGGTCTACGGCGCGTTCCCGAACGCATCGGATGACCAGTTCATACCGTCATCACTGGTCATGGACGCGCAGACACGGCCACCACAGAAGGACCAGACGGCTCCGATAATCGTGGGCGTGGACCCGGCGCGGTTCGGGGCTGACGCTACCGTCATCGCTATCCGGCAGGGCCGTGACATCATCGGCATACGCCGCTACCGGGGCGACGACACGATGGAGGTGGTGGGCAGGGTCATCGACATCATCGAGGAGTTCAGGCCCCAACTCGTCGTGATCGACGAGGGCGGACTAGGTGCGGGCGTGGTCGACCGGCTGAAGGAGCAACGGTATAAGATCAGAGGCGTGAACTTCGGTATGCGCTCAACGAAGCCCGTCATGTTCGGGAACAAGCGCGCCGAGATGTGGCACGCCATGCGGGAGTGGCTGAAGACGGCCAGCATCCCCAACGACCGTTTCCTCAAGAGCGACCTGACCGGCCCAATGATGAAGCCGGACTCAAAGGGGACGATATTCCTAGAGAGCAAGAAGGACATGAAGGCGCGCGGGCTGGCCAGCCCCGACGCCGCCGACGCTATCGCCGTGACGTTCGCGTATCCGGTGGCGCACCGCGAGGCAAGGCCAGTGGACAATCGACCGCGCATGACCTATGGTGGCAACGCAGCCTCTTCAGGATGGATGGGACATTGAGATGGTATCGCTGTCAGTAGGGCGTGGCGAGAAGCTGTCGACGAAGGCGGGCGCTGGGCTGACGGCCAAGGGCCGGGCTAAGTATAATGCCGCCACGGGCAGCAAGTTGAAGCCGCCGGCTCCTAACCCTAAGACCAAGGCCGACGAGGGCCGTAAGAAGTCGTTCTGTGCGCGCATGGGCGGCGTGGTCGCTAAGTCGAAGAACGCCGAACGGGCGAAGGCCAGCATGAAGAGGTGGAACTGTGGCAAGTAAGCCAGGACTCTACGCTGCGATTCACGCGAAGCGCGCACGCATCAAAGCAGGCTCGGGCGAAAAGATGCGCAAGCCCGGCGCAGAGGGCGCACCGACCGCCAAGGCGTTCAAGCAGTCAGCTAAGACGAGGAAGAAGTAATGCCTCTAGTTAAGTCAACCAGCAAGAACGCCTTCCGTAAGAACATCAAAGCGGAAGTCGCCGCCGGTAAGCCGGTGAAACAGGCCGTCGCTATTGCTTACTCGACCAAGCGCGCGGCGGCTAAGAAAAAGAAATAATGCCTGTCAACGCGCTCGCTCCTGAACCGCGTAATGCCATGCTACGGCCCTATGAGCCGTCATGGAAGGAGCAGATCGCGGCCTATCTGATGGGCGACACACGCCCGTCGCCGGAGCGTCGTCAGTTTGCGACAGGCATAGCCGACATTCTTGGCTACCTGCCCGGCACCGGTAACGTGCTACAGGGCCAAGAGGCCGCCCGTGCCGGCGACACCAAGGGCGCGATCATGGCCATGCTGCCGCTGCCCGGCGCTAACGTCGCGGCTAGGGCCGAGCAAGCCATCGCGCAGGACGTGGCCAAGGGCATACGGGCGTATCATGGCTCGCCGCACGACTTTCCGCGCTTTGACATCAACAAGATCGGCACAGGCGAAGGCGCGCAATCGTTCGGGCATGGGCTGTATTTTGCTGAAGCTGAAAACCTAGCTAAATATTACCGTGATAAATTAACGCACCCATTATACAAGGGAAAACCAATAGGTGAGATAGATATACCCCACGCTGAAATGGATGTGGCCGAAATTATTTCTAACGATATAAAACAAGGTATGCCACCAAGCGAAGCTATTGCACTTGCGCAAAAAGATCACCTAAGATACGCGCAGCATGCAGTTAAAGAATTTAAGGAATCGCCCCCTGAATTGAAAGCTATCCGCGAAGATTATGCACGGAAAGCTATTGAACAAGCTAAAATCGCGCGGACAATTAAACCCGAAGATTTTACGGGCAACACAGGGCATATGTACGAAGTTAGTATCAACGCGCGGCCCGAAGAATTATTGGATTGGGATAAGACATTAAGCGCGCAGAGTCCTGAAGTTTTAGCGGCTTTTATGAAATTACCTAACGCCGAACGTAAGTTGAAAGAATACGGTAATGTGCCGGTCGGGCAGCTTATGGAATCTGGGCTTATGCCACATTCTTTTGATATATCCGACCCGGCATTTTCTAAGACATACAGCGAAGCCGGCATAAAAGGGGTCAGATATTTAGATGCAAAATCCCGCGCCGCCGGCGAGGGCTCGCGCAATTACGTTGTGTTTGACGACAAATTGGTTGAAATTATGCGTAAATACGGTCTAATGGGCCCGATAGGCGCTGGAATAGCGGCTAAGATACTGGCTCGCCAAGAACAGCGGCAGGATATGTAATGGCTTCTGATGACGTAATCGCCGCCGGCAAAGTCTCCGACAACCCAGACGATGACCGTCTGGCCACCATGCGTCACCGCTTCACCGTGGCGCAGGCGGCCTATTCAGACTCACGCGAAGATGAGCTGGACGACCTGCGGTTCATGGCGGGCTCGCCTGACAACGCCTGGCAATGGCCGGCGGACGTGCTGGCGACCAGAGGCGCGGTGCAGGGGCAAACGATCAACGCGCGTCCGTGCCTGACGATCAACAAGCTGCCGCAGCACGTGCGCCTCGTGACGAACGAGCAGCGCCAGAACCGCCCGACCGCCCGCGTCATCCCTGCCGATGAGAACGCCGACCCGGAGGTCGCGGAGATCTTCGACGGCATCGTGCGGCATATTGAGTATATGTCCGACGCCGACGTGGCCTACGATACGGCCTGCGACAACCAAGTCACATACGGCGAAGGCTATATCCGAATTCTGACGGAATACACGAAAGAAGACTCTTTCGAACAGGACATCCGCATCGCTCGCGTCCGTAGCAGCTTCAGCGTCTACATGGACCCAATGATCCAAGACCCGTGCGGTCAAGACGCGAATTGGTGCTTTATTACGGAAGACATTCCGAAAGCCGAATATGAGCGCATGTATCCCGACGCCACGCCTGTGACTGGTATGATGTCGCAGGGTGTGGGCGACCAGACGCTTAGCATGTGGGTCAGCCAAGAGACGGTGCGCATTGCTGAGTATTTCTACATTGAGCATCGCAAGGCGACGCTGAACCTCTACCCGGACAACATCACGGCCTTCAAAGGCACGCCGGAGGACAAGCGGCTCATGGCCGCCTATGGCAAGCCGCTGCGCAGCCGTGAGAGCGACCGCAAGCAGGTCAAATGGATCAAGACCAACGGCTATGAGGTGCTGGAAGAGCGCGACTGGGCGGGTAAGTATATCCCCATGATCCGCGTTGTCGGCAACGAGTTCGAGGTCGACGGTCAGATCTACATTAGCGGTCTGGTGCGTAACGCTAAAGACGCGCAGCGCATGTATAACTACTGGGTCAGCCAGGAAGCTGAAATGCTTGCTCTGGCCCCCAAAGCGCCGTTCATTGGTTACGGTGGCCAGTTCGAAGGCTACGAGACGAACTGGAAAACGGCCAATACGAACAACTGGCCGTATCTGGAGGTCAATCCCGATGTCACTGACGGGGCCGGAAACCCGCTACCGCTACCTGAACGCGCCCAGCCTCCGATGGCTCAAACGGGCCTTATTCAAGCCAAGATGGGGGCTGGCGAAGACATCAAGTCGACCACTGGCCAGTACGATAGTAGCATTGGGGCGACTTCCAACGAACGGACGGGTCGTGCGATCCTCGCTAGGGAGCGGCAAGGCGACACGAGCACTTATCATTATGTCGACAACCTCGCGCGGGCGGTAAAGTATGTCGCGCGCCAGCTCGTCGATCTGATCCCGAAGATCTACGACACGCAGCGCGTGGCCCGCATCATCAACGTCGAGGGCGACGTGGACATGGCGCGCATCAATCCGGCTCAGCCGGAGGCGGTGCGTAAGATCGTCAACGAAGAAGGCATCGAGATCGCCAAGATCTACAACCCGAATGTCGGCACTTATGACGTTCAGGTTAGCTCCGGTCCTAGCTACATGACGCGCAAGCAGGAGGCGATGGACACGATGGGCCAGATCCTCCAGACCAACCCGGCGCTCTGGAGCGTTGCGGGTGATCTGTTCGTCAAGAACATGGACTGGCCAGGCGCGGAGACGATGGCCAAGCGGTTCGAAAAGATGCTCGATCCGAAAGTGCTTCAGGATACGGACGAATCGCCGGAAGCGCAGGCCATGCGTATGCAGATGGAACAGATGGCGCAGGAAATGGAAGCCACAACGGCCCAGATCCAGCAGCTTATGCAGTCCTACGAGATGCAGAAACTGGCGATTGACGAGCAAAACGCGCAGATTAAGGCTTATGACGCCGAAACTAAGCGTCTGTCGGCCATGCAGGCGGGCATGACGCCTGAACAGGTGCAGGACATCGTGCAAGGCACCATCGCGGCGGCGCTGGACATGGGCGACATCGTGCCGGGCAACACGCCAATGAGGGAAATGGGACAATGAGCTGCGCGGATCTGATCGGACACCTGTTTCTAGCCCGCGATGTGACCCATTCGGTGCATCTAAACACGCGGTCTTACGCCAAACACAAGGCTTTGGGCGGCTTTTACAGCAAAGTGATCGACTTGGCCGACGATCTGGCGGAAGCCTATCAGGGCCGTTACGGTCTAATCGGGCCGATCACGCTGCATTCGGCTAAAAAGACCAACAATGTCGTTGAATTTCTTGAAGATTCTCTAAAAGAGATCGAAGAGGCGCGAAAAGAGTATAAAGACGACTCCGCCATCCAGAACATCATCGACGGCATTGTAGACTTATATCTCTCAACGCTGTATAAATTGAAATTCCTAGCCTAAAGAGGGCATTATGGGTCTGAAATCTACTACTGTCTGCTTGGGCTATCAGCAGATCACGTCGCTTAGCTCTGCCGCTGGTTTGACCGTCCCCCAAGGTGCTACACTGGCTTTGATCGTGCCGGAAACGCAGAACGTGCGTTGGCGCGACGACGGCACGAACCCCACGGCAAGTGTCGGAATGCCAATCTTTGTTGGCGCGTCACTTAGCTATGACGGCGACTTCAACAGAATCAAATTCATCGAAACTGCCGCAAGCGCTAAGCTCAACATCAGCTATTACGCATGACGATACGGCTTCGGTCCATAAATGGCGATGAAATGCGGCTTCGGCCGCAGCTTCGCATTCAGCCAGCCTCGTATGAAGGTGGTTTAGGGCCGTTTATGCCGGCGGTCGGTGAGGGTGGCTCCGGCCCCATACCCTCACAAGCGATCTTTGATCGTTTTGATGTTGCAATTCTTGACCGCGAAGGTTTTGAGATAGAGACGAGGGCGTAATGGCTTATATTTATAATCTTACAGATACTTGGAACGCCGCCGGAACGGCGTTCAACGGTATCAAGATGGTCGTTACGAACACGGCCTCTGCGGCAAGCTCATATCTTATCAACTTAAGTTCGACGGGCGCGACCACTGGGTCGTTCACTGTCGATAAAAGCGGCAATGGCGCGGTGTCAGGGACTTTTACAGTCACCGGCGCAGGGTCCATTCAAGGAATGACGGTTGGCCTCGGCAATAGCGCGATAGTTTCCAATGTGGCTTTTGGCGCTACGGCGTTGAACTCGAATACTAGCGGCACATCTAACACGGCTATTGGATCAGGGGCTTTAGCGGCGAATACGACCGGTTCCGTTAATTTGGCTATCGGCGCGGCGGCATTAGCGGCTAATGTTGGCGGCGGCAGTAATACCGCTATTGGCGGATCGTCGCTCACGTTAAATTCCAGCGGCAACAGTAATGTTGGCGTTGGATATGCCACCCTTTCAGCCAATACCGCCGGGAACAACAACACTGCTATTGGCGTTAATGCGCATTTACTCAATACTGGCAGCGGGTCTACGGCCATAGGATTCAACTCAGGCTACAAAATAACCGGCAACAATAACACGAGTATTGGCAATAGCGCGGGTTTTAACACAACCACCGGCACGCTCAACACGTTTCTGGGTCATGCGTCTGGGTATAGCGTCACAACCGGCTCATACAATGTAATTATTGGTAGCTATCTGGGGGGCGCTGCTCCGATTAGCGCAACGGGCAATAATTATGTCGTTTTGTCTGACGGCGCGGCTAATGTCGGCGCGTATTGGCAGAATGCTGGCGGATGGTATCAACAGAATAACAGCGCTTCTTGGTCTGTTACGTCTGACGTGTCGATCAAGACAAATATCATTGATCTTGCGAACGGTCTGAGCGTAATCAATGCGCTTCGCGCGGTTGAATTTGATTATATCGACTCCGGCCGCCATGACGAAGGTTTTATCGCCCAAGAATACGTCAATGTTCTGCCGCGTCAGGTCGCCAAGAAAGAAGACGGAAAACTGGCGATTCAGTTTAATCTTCTTCCTTATCTTGTGAAAGCGATTCAGGAACTTTCGAGCGAAAATGCTGATCTTAAACAGCGTCTAACGGCTCTGGAAGGAAAATAAGATGGCTATTACGTATGCTTGGGATGTCGTCGAAATGGCGTGCGCCCCTGAATTAGACGGCCGGGTTAATGTCGTGACTTCAGTGAAATGGACCGCCACAGCTACTGAAGGTGGAAAATCCACAAGTGTCTGCGGAAATCAAATGATCCATTTTAATGACGACCGCCCGTTTGTGCCTTATGAAAATCTCACAAAAACGCAGGTGCTTACTTGGGTCAAGAACGATCTTGGCGCAGATGGCGTTGCATTGACCCAGCAGAATTTGGCGGCAGCGCTTGCCAGCATTGGCAATCCTGCCGTCGTAGTCCCTGCATTACCGTGGAGCGTTTGACACGTCAAATACTCTATGGCATTGTAAACTAACCGACTAGCCGGACAGCTAGGTAGGAGACGTAATGTCTGATGAAGAACAGGCTGTAGCGGAGATCAGCCCCGCGCCGGAACCGGAAGCCACGGCAGCGCCGGAATCTGATGTATCGACGCCGGAGGAACAGCAGCCTACAAAATCGTTCTCTCAGGAAGAGTTGGACGCGATTGTAAGCAAGCGCCTAGCAAGAGAACAGCGCAAATGGGAAAGAGAGCAGGCCCAACGGCTTGCGGAGCAGCAGGCGCGAACGCCCGCCGCACCTCCACCTGCGCCAGATGATTTCGAAAATGCTCAGCAATACGCGGAAGCGTTAGCGGAGCAAAAGGCTCGGGATCTTCTAGCCCAGCGCGAGGCCGCAGCCCAACAGGCGGCGATCTTAGAGTCCTATAAGGATCGTGAAGAAGAAGCTAGGGACCGATACGAGGACTTTGAACAAGTCGCGTATAACCCGAACCTTCCCGTCACGGACGTTATGGCTCAAGCCATCCAGGCTTCTGACATTGGCCCCGAAGTCATTTATTGGCTAGGGTCTAATCCGAAAGAAGCCGGGCGGATTTCCAAACTGCCGCCAGTCTTGCAGGCAAAAGAGATCGGGAAGATCGAGGTCAATCTGACCACGAACCCGCCGGTTAAGAAAACCTCAACCGCGCCCGCACCTCTTGCTCCTGTCACGGCTACCCGGTCAAACTCAGGTCCACGTTACGACACGGCAGATCCCCGATCTATCAAGTCAATGTCAACGTCGGAATGGATAGAAGCGGAACGGCAGCGTCAGATCAAGAAGTGGGAAGCGCAGAATCGGAGATAAGGTATGTCTAACTCAATTCTTACGATTGACATGATTACTCGCAAGGCTCTTGAGATCCTTGAGAATAATCTTGTCCTGACGCGCACCGTCAACCGCCAGTATGACGACTCTTTCGCCGTTGAAGGCGCTAAGATCGGCTCGACCCTGCGTATCCGCCTGCCCGACCGCGCTCTGGTCACGGACGGCGCTGCGCTTCAGGTTCAGGACGACAACGAACAGTACACGACCCTGACCGTCTCCTCGCAGAAGCATATCGGCGTGAACTTCACGACCGCCGAACTGACGATGCAGTTGGACGACTTCGCGGAACGTGTTCTGAAGCCGCGTATTTCGCAGCTCGCCGCCAGCATCGACGCTGACGTTGCGAACTCGTTCAAATACATCGGCAACTCGGTCGGCACGCCCGGCACGACCCCGGCCACTTCGCTGGTTCTGTTGCAGGCGCAGCAGAAGCTGAACGAGAACGCCGCTGTCATGCAGCCGCGCTACGCGACGGTCAACCCGGCTGCTAACGCCGCGCTGATTGAAGGCATGAAGGGCCTGTTCAACCCGGTTTCGGCCATCAGCAAGCAGTTCAAGAACGGCATGTTCGGCGAAGGCATCCTCGGCTATGACGAGCTGAATATGTCGCAGTCGATCAAGCAGTTTACGACTGGCTCTCGCGCCGGCACCGTGACGGTCAGCACCTCGGTCACGACCGAAGGTTCGACGACCATCGTCCTGACGGGCCTCGGTTCGACGACGATCAAGGCCGGCGACGTGTTCACCATCGCTGACTGCTACGCCGTCAACCCGCAGACCCGTGAGTCCACCGGCTCGCTGTTCCAGTTCGTTGCTCTGGCTGACGTTACGGCGTCCACCACGGCTTCGGTCACTGTCCCGGCGATGTATTCGGCTGGCCAGGCTCTCGCCACGGTCGACGCTCTGCCGGTTTCCGGTAAGGCTGTCACGTTCTATGGCTCTGCTTCGACGCAGTATCCGCAGAACCTGATCTATCATCGTGACGCCATCGCGTTCGCCACCGCCGACCTGCTTATGCCGCAGGGCGTCGACATGGCTTCGCGTCAGGTCCACAATGGTATCAGCCTGCGCGTCGTGCGTCAGTATGACATCAACAACGACCGCCTGCCGTGCCGTATTGACGTGCTGTATGGCTATTCGGTCATTCGTCCGCAGATGGCTGTCCGTCTGTGGGGCTAACATTAGAGGGGGCTTCGGCCCCTTCTTCTTCTAATTCAAGGAGTTAATCCATGACGACTACTTCGAATGCGGCGTATCCGCTTGAGACGTTTGGCCCCTACAGCGGCATCCCGAATGGTGATGGTGGCTATCAGTATTCTGCCGGCAATCGCACTGAACCGCTGATGCTTCCGCAGGGCGCTCCGGCGGCTCTGACGGGCGCTACGGTTACGGTTACGGCGGCTAATCTGGCGGCGGGCATTATTACGGTCGACTCTGGCGGCACGGACGCGGGCACCTACACGTTCCCGACGGGCGCGCTCATCGACGCGGCGTTCCCCAGCGTTGCTGTCAACACGGCTTTTGACGTTGTTATCATCAACGTCGGCGACGCGTCGCAGAACGATGTGACGTTCGGTGCTGGTTCGGGCAACAGCATCGTTGGCAGCGCGGTCGTCATCGACGGCGCGACCACGCCGTCCTCGGCTATCTTCCGTTTCCGTAAGACGGGCACGGCGGCGTATTCGATCTACCGCATCGCGTAATCACGGGAGAAGGCAATGCCTAACACTAAATCTGTCGGTGTTGCCTTCTCTGATCCCGAACTCGTTGCTGGCACGACCATCACGGGTGCGACGATCAGTGGAGGCACTATCTCCGGCGCTACTTCGGTTAGCGCGAGCGACATCACGACGACCGGCGGTCTTTATCTGAAGTCGGCTACTGTTGCGGCGGCGGGTTCTACGCAGGCCAACGCGGCGGCTGTTTCTGACGGTTTTACGCTGGTTTCGGCGGCTGACGGCACTAAGGGTGTCCTTCTTCCGCCGGCGGTTGCGGGTCGCACGGTCATCCTGAAAAACAATGCTAACGCTGTTTTGAAGGTTTGGCCGGCTTCTGGAGACGCTGTTAACGCCATTGCGGCGGACTCGAACTACGTTCTTGCGGCTTATACGTCCTCGCTTTTGGTGGCGTATGACTCGACGACCTGGTATTCGGTCCCGCTTCTGGCGTCCTAATTTAATCCTACAGACGGGCTACGGCCCGTCTGGCCCTTACCATAGGTGAAAAATGGCCCTCATTTATTTGCGTCATGAGCGTCATGGCGTTAAGATCGCCACGCTAGAAATGGAAGCCGAAGCCGACGAAGAGAACGGCTGGGAAAGGTTCGATCCAAATGACGACGACGGCGGGCGATCAGATCAACGGAGCCCTGAGACTTCTGGGCGTCCTCGCAGAAGGCGAAACGCCCTCAGCGGAGACATCTCAGGACGCGTTGACAGCGCTGAACCAGATGATCGACTCGTGGAACACGGAGCGTCTGTCGGTCTTTTCAACGCAGGACCAAACCTTTCTGTGGCCGCCAAGCGCTCTTAGCCGGACGCTTGGCCCCACCGGCGATTTTGTCGGCAATCGTCCGGTTCTGCTAGATGACGCGACTTATTTTCGCGATCCGCAGACCAATGTGTCTTACGGCATTAAGTTCATCAATCAGCAGCAGTATGACGGTATCGCTGTCAAGACTGTTACGTCCACATACCCGCAGGTCATTTTTACGAATATGACCTACCCAGACATTGAAATGTTCATTTATCCGGTGCCGTTGCGGCTTCTGGAATGGCATTTCATTTCGGTCGAAGAACTGACGCAACCGGCTGTTCTGGCTACGCCATTGACGTTCCCGCCAGGCTATCTGCGGGCGTTCCGTTACAATTTAGCCTGCGAAATGGCCCCTGAGTTTGGCGTTGAGCCGTCCGCGCAGGTGCAGCGCATTGCCATGTATAGCAAGCGCAATCTGAAGCGCATCAATAACCCGGATGACATCATGGCGCTGCCATACAGCATTGTAGGCACCCGCCAGCGCTATAACATCTACGCCGGAAACTACTAATGAAGACGCCGATCCTTGGCTCGTCTTATGTGGCGCGTAGCGTAAATGCGGCTGACAACCGCATGGTCAATCTTTTTCCTGAGATCGTGCCTGAAGGTGGCAAAGAAGCCGCATGGCTTCAGCGCTGCCCAGGGTTGTCGCTTATAACCACTGTTGGCACCGGGCCTATCCGGGGGCTTTGGGCTTTTGGCGGCTATGGCTATGTCGCATCCGGATCTGAGTTTTATCAGATTGACACCGAATGGAACGCCATTCTTCTTGGCACCATTTCTGGCACAGGCCCGGTTAGCATGTCCGATAACGGCGTGCAATTAATCGTCGTAACTAATCCTGACGCATATATATTTACGCCCAGCGCCAATACGTTCGAACAAGTTCTGGACCCTGATTTTCCCGGCGCGGTTACTGTCGGGTTCATCGACGGCTATTTTGTCTTTAACCAGCCGAACAGCCAAAAGATCTGGCTTACCGCATCTTATAACGGCTTGTTAATTGACCCGCTCGACTTTGCCAGCGCCGAAGGTTCGCCCGACAACATCGTGTCTCTGATCGTCGATCACCGCGAAGTCTGGATCTTTGGCACAAACACTGTCGAAGTCTGGTATGACGCTGGCCTGCCAGATTTCCCGCTTACCCGTATTCAAGGCGCGTTTAACGAAATCGGTTGCCTAGCGGCCTATTCTGTCGCCAAGCTGGACAACACCCTGTTCTGGCTGGGCGCTGACGCGCGCGGTAACGGGATTGTCTACAAGGCCAAAGGCTACACTGGCGAGCGCATCTCGACGCACGCCGTTGAGTGGCAAATCCAGCAGTATTCGGATCTCAGTGACGCTGTGGGCTACACGTATCAGCAAGATGGTCACGCTTTTTATGTGCTGAATTTCCCCAACGCTAACACGACGTGGGTTTACGACGTGGCGACCGGCGCGTGGCATGAACGCGCGAGCTGGGTCGACGATCAGTTTGCGCGGCATCGCAGCAACTGCCAGATGAACTTTAACAATAAGATTGTTGTCGGTGATTATGAAAACGGCAACATTTACTATTTCGACCTAGACAAATATGACGACTATAACGGCGTCCAGAAGTGGTTGCGCTCTTGGCGGGCGCTTCCGACAGGCGAAAACAATCTTAAGCGCACGACGCAGCATAGCCTTCAGCTAGACTGCCAGACTGGCGTAGGTTTGGACGGCACGACGCAGGGCACTGACCCACAGGTCATGTTGCGCTGGTCAGATGATGGCGGCCATACATGGTCTAATGAACATTGGAAATCAATGGGTAAAATCGGCGCGTATGGCTACAGGACGATCTGGCGGCGTCTTGGCATGACGCTGAAGATTCGTGACCGAGTGTATGAACTATCGGGAACAGATCCGGTTAAGATTGCGATTATGGGTGCTGAACTAATCTTGAGCCCCACGAATGCCTAATATTACCAGCATCACACCTCCGCGTGTCCCGCTTACCGATCCTCGAACGGGATTGATTACGCGCGAATGGTATCGGTTCTTTGTTAATCTGTTCACGCTGACGGGCAACGGCACCACCGACGTGTCGCTACAAGACCTTCAGTTAGCGCCAAATAGCATGACGCCTGAAGTATTGATGCAACTTAATGATCTCTACAATGAGATTAATACGCAGACTAGAAATGAGCTGGGCACGCTATCAAGCGTAAACCAAGATAATGTTCGGTATCTGGGCTTTCAGACCGTTCCTAGTCTGAACTATACGCCGCCGGTTGGAACCGTTTATTGGAACGGCGGGACGACGCTCACCATTCAGAACACCGCGAATGTCGCGCAGCCTGTCGGTGAGGCACAGTATTATTACGTTAAGGCCAGCGCCGCGATTACTAAGGGCCAGCTCGTCATGCTTGACGGGGCTGTCGGCGCATCGGGCGTATTAAAAGGCAAGCCCGCCACAAGCGTCACTATTGGCGACTATCTTATGGGTATCGCCGCTGAGAACATAGCGCTTAATGGCTTTGGTATTGTCACCTCTTTTGGTCTCGTCCGTGGGTTTAATACCACTGGATCACCTTACGGAGAGACATGGGCTGACGGCGACATTCTTTACTATAACCCCGCCGTCCCCGGCGGCCTGACCAAAACAATACCTGCGGCCCCTAACGTAAAAGCTATCATAGCGGCTGTCGTAAACGCCGCCACCGCTGGATCTGGGTCTGTATTTGTCCGTGTCAGTTTTGGGTCGAAGCTAGGCGAAACGGACAGCAATGTTCAGTTTGGCACTCTGAACGATGGCGACATTATTCAATATGATAGCACGTTAACATACTGGAAAAACGTCCCTTTATCAACCGATGTGTCGTTCACGCCAATTATCCAGTTCGGCGGCGCTTCAACCGGCGTAACCTATACGACACAGATCGGGCGCTACACAAAGATAGGCCGGTTCGTTCACCTATACATTCGAATAGTGCTGTCTAATAAAGGGTCTTCGACTGGCGACGTTACCGTCGTCGCTGGCACAGGTTCATTTCCGACAGCGGGCGACAATAGTGTTGGATCTTTTGACCCTGCGGCTAATATGGCGGGTTTAACGGCTGGCGGCGCAGTCATTCCGGTTATTTCCAGCACGACGTTGAATTTAGTTCAGCAAACGACGACCGGGCGCGCTAATCTTACGGACACAAATTTTACCAATACCAGCGATTTCCGCTTGACTCTCTGTTATGCGGTTTGATTGCTAATCGTATGAAAACATGGCAGTATGCCGTCAACGAGGTAGATCATGGTCGCTTCTCTTACGCCGCCGCCTAAACTGCAATTCTTTGATTCTAATGGAGATCCGCTTGTCGGCGGCAAGCTTTATTCGTATGCGGCTGGCACGACGACGCCTCAAGCGACTTATGTCGACTATGCCGGTGTGTCTACAAACACCAATCCAGTTATTCTGGACTCTCGCGGAGAAGCGAATGTTTGGCTGAAGACCAACCCGTATAAGCTGGTCCTGAAGTCATCGACCGACGTTGAGATCTGGACCGTCGACAATATCTATCCGCAGCTTACGCAGGCGGATCTTAATATCTTCGCCAGTTCAAGCGGATCGTCGCTTGTCGGCTATATTCAAGGCGGCACGAACTCTGTCGCCACCACCGTCCAGTCTAAGCTGCGTGAAGTCGTCAGCGTTTTTGACTTTATGACCGCCGCGCAGATCGCATCCGTTCGCGCGCGTAATGGTGTCGAAGATGTCACCTCTGCCATTCAGAACGCTATCAACTATTTTACGACCGGCCAAGGCACCGTCTTTTTTCCCGGCGGTCTATATAAAGTAACCAGCACAATCACAATTGCGCAGAACCGCGTCCACCTTGTCGGCCAAGGCATTTATGCCACGCAGATCTCTTTTGCGCCTACCGCAAACGGTTCATGCTTTTCGTTCACCGCTGGCGCAAGTTCGCTATATCAATGCTCGCTTCGAAACATGAATTTCCGCAGCGGCGATAACACTTATGTCAAGACAGCTATCAGCCTAAACGACATTCGTGAGTTCGAGCTTGTCGATGTCGAAGTGGGCGGTTCTGTTGTAGCCGTCCCCGGTTCGACGTTCTGGAGCGACGCAACTAATTCGTCGCGCGGTCTTTACACGACGGGCCGCGAGGCGCTGTCCGTTCAACGGTTTAAGGCGTATGCGGATAAGCCTATTGTACTTGGTCCAAATACAAACTTTGCTTCGATAGACACAGACCATTTCCATTTTCAAGATTGTTTCTTGGCTGCGGCAAACAATCCTTGCGTCACGGCGTTGGACGGCGTTCAATTATCTAACGTCACGTTTGACGGTTATCAGACGTGGAACTTGGGGACGCACGGGTTCTATTGGCTTGCTACGACGGCAGCCGCAGCCAGCCATAATTTATCATTTAATAATGTTAGAAGTGAACAAGGTTTAAGCTCCACCGCGTACATGTTCTATATCAACGACAGCACTAACGGCATTTATAACGTCTCAATCAATAACTGTCGAATGGATAGCGCGCGGAACGGCATATACGCCCGCGCGGTCATTGATCTATCCATAAACAATAGCGTTTACGCAGGGACTGCCGGAACTACAGCCCTTAATGTCAGTGCTACTGTAAACGGCATTAATATTAATAATTTTTATGCCGTAGGTGGGTCATCAGCTACACTGACTGGACAATATCTTGTCTCAGGCAACCCTTCATTTGACGGCACCTCGCCGTTGCCGACGAATGCTATCTATGCCAATACTCAAAGTTTGGCGCAAATTGAAACTACGGCGGCTGTCAAAGGGTATCGTTTGGCTGTAGCAAATAATGCTACGGGTACGGTTCGCGGCGCTAATCTTGTGGCTGGATTCTTAACGCTCGTTGATGATCGCGCTATATGCGGGCGCGTAGCCTTGTATGGTTCTAACGGTGTGTCTGAGTTAGATTTTAGCGCGGGCGGTCAATATTCTGTTACCATAAACACGGCGGGGCAGACCAATATCTATTGGGACGCCGGCACCAGCACCTATGTTGTCCAGAATAAAACCGGCGCTGACCGTGTGTATTATTTAACGCTTACTGGCACTTATTCGGCCATAACTTAAGGACTCGTCATGGCTGTTACAGTCACAGTAATCATACCGGCCAAGACGGCGGAGAATACGCAGACGACGCAATACACGTCGACGGGTTTGACGACGATTATCGACAAGTTTACGGCGACGAATTACAGTGCGCTTGCAGCGACGATCAGCGTCAATCTGGTCAACCCCAGCGGCACGCCGGGTAATTCTGATCTGATCGTCAAGACTAAAACGCTTCAGCCCGGTGAGACGTATACATTCCCTGAACTGGTCGGTCACGCCTTGGCGTCTGGCGGGTTTATCTCTACAATAGCCGGGACGGCCTCGGCCATTAACATCCGCGCTACCGGAAGGACCGTGACGTAATGTTACCAGCATTAGCACTTATGGGCGGCGCGTCTCTAATAAGCGGCGGCTTAAATTATTTAGGCTCGCAGCGCGCTGCGGGCGCTCAGCAGCAGGCCGCGCAGACATCGGGACTGTTTGGCCTTATCGCGCAGCAGCAAGCTATTCAGGCTCAGCAGGAAGCTCAGCGTCAGGGCGCAGCGGCGCTTGAAAAAGGCGCGGCAGCTTATGATCCCTACACGCAGTTTGGCATGGAGTCGACCAATCGCCTTGCGACGCTGATGGGTCTTCGCCCCGGCGCAGGGTCGGGTTCGCTTATGGAGCAGCCGTCCATTGACCAGCTTCAGATGGACCCAGGTTACGCCTTCCGCGTGGCTGAAGGCCAGCAAGCTATTGATAGATCCGCTGCGGCAAGAGGCGGCCTACAATCTGGGGCGGCGCTTATGGCTGCTGCGCGGTATGGGCAAGATATGGGCAGTCAAGAATATGGCAACGCCTACAATC